CTACGGAGTTGCGGAAAAGCCCATGACTCGTCGCAGATGCTGGGTCGCTACAACCAGCTCCACCGCGAACCGGGTCAAGCCGGGCCTGTTCACTACCACCGCTGTAGCCACGGCCTGGACCTTTGATCGGCCCAGGGCTGACGGGGAGGGCGGTACGATGGTCTCAATCAGCGCGCCCGGCTGCGACGACTCACTGAACATCCAGATAGGGAAGTATCTCTCTCTTTTGGCGTCCTGCACAGCAAGTTCTAATGACTTCCACATCAACGACGTCAAACGTGTATGTTCCAATCGGTTCAGTGATGACCATGCCGCAATGTTCGCTGGGCTTCTCACTATCATAGTGCGGAGTGGGTATGTCCCATTTGAGGCCCAGGTCTGTAGTACGTCTGTCGTGTATATCGATTACCGCGAGCCAGACCGGAAGGCCCCTACTGTGTCCATGCCGATGCCCGGATGCGACCCTGCCGAATGGACAAACGACAAGTCTTGTCTCCGGCAGTTCGCACCGGGACCACTGTCCCAGGGGAATCTGAACTATCTGGTCAGCAAGGAGAACACCGAGGCCGCTATCATTGACAGAGTGTTGCAAGGACAGTTGGACACTGGGGACTTCGACGATCAGATCAAAGGGTTCGCAGCTGAATTTGTCAGCATGGTGGGCGAGGAAGTTGGGGCGCTCTTCGCGCTGACCGAGGCGGATGTGAGCGAACACGTCCTCAACAAGGCCAAGCACCTGATCGCACGCGAGGGATACAACGAGTTCATGTTTGAGGATGACCCGGCCGTCAAGTGCAAGAGCTTCCTCAAGAAGGATGTGTACTCTGGCAAGGCAATGCGCGTCATCACTACAGTGGAACACCTACACATGCTCCGGACCTCCACTCTAACCGTCCCGCTGAGCAAGGCCCTGGGTCAGAAAACGAGATGGTATGGCATCGGGAAGACCCCTTATGAGGTGGCCACGCGTGTTAACGAGGTGTGCGGTGGCAGTCTGGAAGTCGGTGAGGGTGACTTCAGCAACATGGACTCGACCCTCTGTCGGGACCTCGACCGGTTCGTCTACTACCCCATCGTCATGAACGCGTACGGAGACGACCCTATCGCCCAGCGAACCTTCCAGGAGACGCAGGCCAGCGAGCAGGCTGAAGGAGGAATCAAGATCTCGATGTTCGGCCATGCGTACCCAACCCTGAATGGTCAGGACAGCGGCGGGACCGACACGAGTGTCAAGAATACCATTAAGACCGCCTTTTCCGACTACGTCGCCTTCCGCCTGTCACAGGTTGACGAGTCGGGCGAACTCGTCACAGATGGTCTCCTGTCCCCTGGGTGCTGGAAGGCTTACGGCCAACTCGGGTTATATTGTGGGGACGACTCGCTGAACGCCATACACGCCGGCTGCCACAACCTCGTAGCGAACCATCGTGTTGCCAAGGAACGGCTATTCCTTAAGTTCAAGTTCAAGACCGTCCAGCGTGGGAAGCCGGTGTCGTTCCTGGGACGATTTTTCTTCCCATGGGGCGATGTGTGCGACTCGAGCATCTGCGACTTTTGGCG